CTGCTGCCTGTGAATGTGCTGCCGGCACAGGACTATAACACCGGCGAGATTTATTACAATGTCAATGACCGCGGCAAGCTGTATAAACTGCCGGCAGAAAAAATACTGCATATTCCGGGGCTTGGTTATAACGGTGTTATCGGTTATAGCCCGCTGGCAATGGCGCGGCGCGCTATCAGCTTAGGCATGAGCAGTGAAGAACTTGGCAATAAATTTTTTGAAAATGGCGCATTGGCAACTGGTGTTTTGGAAACTGACAAGCCTTTGAAAGAAGATGCCTGGCAGCGTTTGAAAGAACAGTTTAAGGCCCGTTATGAAGGCAGTAGTAATGCCGGATCTACGATGATCTTGGAAGGCGGTATGAAATTCAACCGTATTTCTGTAAATCCTGAAGAAGCGCAATTTTTGGAAACACGCAAATATCAAACTGAAGAAATAGCACGCTTCTACCGTGTTCCGCTGCATCTGATTCAGAATTTGGAAAAGTCAACGTATTCCAATATAGAGCAGCAAACGATCGACTTTTATCAGAACACAATGCTGCCGTGGTTTGTGCGCTGGGAACAGTTTATGAACATGCGTTGTTTAACGCGCCAGCAGCGGCAGGAAGGTTATTACTGTGAATTTGATATGCTTTCCATGCTGCGGGGTGATAATCAAAGCCGTGCTAACATGCTGCACCTTATGCGGCAGGATGGCATTATCAATGCCGATGAATGGCGTGAGCGCGAGAACATGAATCCGCTTCCTGACGGGCAAGGTAAAACAGTATTTATTAATGGCAACATGCTTCCTGTTGAGGAAGCTGCCAAAAAGAAGGGGGCGAATAAAAAATGAGCATGGAATTGAAAGCCTGCCGTGAAGCGTTGAAAAGTGGTAATAAACCTGCTGCGGATGAACTTCTGTGCGTCAAAGCGTTTTCGATGGAGCAGGTTAAGTCTATCGAAGAAAAAGACGGCCGGATTATCTGCGATTTTATTTTATCCAATGGAGCGGTGGACAGAGATTTTGACACCGTAAATCCTGACGGCTGGGAGCTGGAAAACTTCCGCAAAAATCCTGTTGTATTGTGGATGCACGATATGTGGGAGCTGCCTGTGGCGAAGTCTTTGCTGGAGAAAGTGGAGGACGGAGAACTTATTGGCCGGGCTGAGTTTACCAGTAAGGATGAAAATGATTATGGTTATATGGTTGGGCAAATGTATAAGCTGGGCTTTTTGCACGCGGTCAGCTGCCGTTTCCGTGGTATCGAATGGAAATGGACAGAGGACGTGAACCGGCCTTATGGGATTGACTTCATAAAACAGGAGCTGCTTGAATACAGCTGCGTTACTATTCCGGCTAATCCTGATGCTTTATTGAAAGCAAAAACTGCCGGTGTTGATGTAAGCCCTGCTGTACAGATGGCTGAAAATATTTTAAGTAAGAACAGTTTTGACGCACTGGCTAAAAGCATTGCTGAACGTGTTTATGCTGCTGTCAGTAAGAAAATGACTGTGGTTGATCTGCATGATGATCGGATGCTGGCACAGGAAAAAATGAAAGCAATGCAGATGCGTTTGAATTTAAACAAAAATAAAGGGGGACTACACTAATGAACATGCAAGAGTTATTACAAAAACGTGCTAAGGCTATCAAGGCACAAGAAGAAATCATGGATAAAACTTCTGGTGGTTTGACAGATGAAATGGAAAAGAATTTTGAAATTTTGCAGCAGGAAATTTCTGAATGTGACAAGCAGATAAAAATGCTGGAACAGGTTGATGAAAATGCAAAGAAGAATTATGGCGGCAGCGTTTTTGGAAATAGTGGCCCGGCTGTGCATATTGACCCGGTCAAGGATGGGGCTAAAGATAACGGCGGCTTTAAAAGTTTGGGTGAAGTGCTGCACGCTATTAAATATGGCGATAAAAAAGGCCGCCTGGAGAATCTTAAAGCACAAAATACTGCTGATGGCGCAAGCGGTGGTTATTTGATCCCTGAACAATTTTCGGATGAGCTTTTAATGGTTGGAGAAAAACGCAGCCTGATCCGTCCGTTTGCTTTGGTAATACCGGCAGGAGAATATCCGGATGCAGCAATAAATATGCCTGCATTGGATTATACTGCTGGCAATGAAGGCGGTGTGACTGTTAAATGGATCGAGGAAGGCGAGGAGAAGCCTGAAAGCAATGCAAGCTTTAGAAATGTTGAGCTGAAGCCTAAAGAAGTTGCCGGCTTTATTACTGTTACAGATACGTTACTGCGTAATGCGCCTGCTTCGTCTACTATTTTTGGGCAGCTTTTGAGCAATGCTATCGTACGTGCAGAAGACAGAGCTTTTATCAATGGTAATGGAATTGGCAAACCGCTGGGGTTTGCTACTAACGGTAATGGTGGCAAGCTGGTTGTACAAAGGGAAACTGCGGGTAAAGTTACGACTAATGATGTGGCCAATATGATGGCAGCGTTCCCGCCTGAAGATATTCCTGATTCTATTTTTCTTGCCAGTAGCACCATTTTGGCAGATTTGATTAAATTGCAGGACGCTTCCGGCAGATTTGTTTTTGTGCAGGGTGATCTGACTAAGGGTATTCCTACAACATTAATGGGTATGCCTCTTTTCCTGACTGGCATGAACGCTTCTCGTGGTAATACAGGCGACTTGCAGCTGGTCAATCTGAAAAAATATTTGATTAAAGATGGCAGCGGTATTTATATCAGCATGTCTGAACATGTCAAATTTACCAGTAATCAAACGGTTATCAAAGCCTTCCGCAATGTGGACGGCAAGCCGTGGGTAAATGCTCCGTATATGCTTGACAGCGGTGTACAGGTCAGCCCTTATGTATTGCTTGGCGGTACTACTGCGGCAACTACGCCGATCAGTGACTTGACAGCTGCGGCTACCGGCAGCAACGTGAAATTGACTTTTACAGCTGCTAAAAATGCTAATTCCGTTAATATCATGCGCAGTGATGATGGCGTAACTTATCAGCGCATTAATGTGAATGCTGTTTCGGTTGATGCGGCTGAGTACACGGACACTAATTTGGCAAACGGAACTTACGGCTATAAAGTAGTTGTAACCGGTGGCGAGAATGCCGGTGTGTCTAATGCTGCAACTGCTACTGTAACCGGCACAGCTGTTGCAAACAAAACTGCTTCTACACCTAAAGAATAATCATGCGGTTAAAAGTGATTGTTCCGCCTGCAAGTGAGCCGGTAAGCCTTCAGGAGATGTGTGCCTATTTACGGCTTGACTGTGATGAAGAACAATCTTTGATAGGGCAGCTTATAAAAGCTGCCCGTCAATATTGTGAGGATTTTCAGCACAGGGCGTATTTAAGGCAAACGCTGGAATTGGTTGACAGGCCAATGAATAATATTTTAGAACTTCCGCGTAGTGAAAATCTGCAGGAAGTTTTAAGCGTGAGTAATGCAACTTTGAATAATGTTGGATATACCGTTGTTCAGGATTTGTTGGCACGACTTTGTTTTACTGCTGAAAAAAATAATGTGACTGTCAGGTATGTAACTGGCGTAGAAGATGCTGCCGGTGTGGATGAACAGGTAAAGCTTGCAATCAGGATGCTTGTTGCGCATTGGTTTGAAAATCGTACTGCTGTAAGTTTTGGCAATACGATACCACGTGAAGTTCCTTTGGCGGTGAAAGCACTATTGGAACCGGGGAGGATCATAACATTATGAATCCGGGAATGTTGAAACACAGGATCGCTTTTTTACAGAAATCCGAAACAGTGCGTGACGAATTGGGCGGTAAGATGCCAGCAATGTATTCTGAAGCTTTTAATCTGTGGGCAGCTAAAAGTGAACGTCCTGCTTCAAGGCGTGAGCTGATGGGAGAACATGTAAATTATGTGCCTGTGTTTTTTACAGTTCGCAGGTGCAGCGGCGCGAAAATGCCTGATGTAACCATGCGCATTCGGTGTAAAAATCTGATATATGAACTGTTGAATATTTCTGATCTGGATAACGGTTATCTGGAAATTGAAACAAAGCTGGTAAAACCATTATGAGCAGAAGCATGCGCATGTCTGTTGAAGTCGAGGGACTGGACGAAGCCCTGCGGCGCTTGAAAGCGTATGATACAAAGTCAACCGAAAAAATTTCAGAAGTTATCCGGCTTGGCGGACAAAATATTGGTAAAGAAGCACGCAGCCATGTACCGCGCAGAAGCGGCAAACTGCGTAAAAGTATACGCACAAGGTTCGACAGTACGGCTATAACATCTACTGTCCGCACTAATGTGCCATACGCGCATCTTGTAGAATTTGGTGCAGCAGCTGCTACAGTACGGACGCGCAGCAGAGCAAGAAAAGGCGGAAAACCTAAACTGGCTTTGCGGATTGATGGCAGAGGTTTCAGACGTTTTGTGCATAAAAGCAGTAAGCCGGGAAAAGGTGTAGTCCATATTCCGGCACGGCCTGCACGTCCCTATATGACACCTGCTTATCAGAGCGGCAAGCCGAGGATCGAAAATGATATAAAAAAAGTGTTAAGGGAGATGCCTAAATGATTAGAAATGTGCCTTTAACAGCTGTGCAGGCCGCTGTATATAAAGCGTTGAGCAGTAATATACGCGGCTATAATGTCTATGACGACAGCACGCCTTTTGAAGATGGAGAACTTGTAGACAGCAGGTATTTGGTTATTGGCGAAACTACAGGTAAGCCGTCAAGTGCTAAGCGTGATTGCCCTGTTTGGGAGGTTACGGTGAATATCAATGCTTTCAGTAATTATCATGGAAAAAAAGAACTGGATGAAATGCTTGACGATATTGTACAGGTTTTGACCGGTTCTGCTGAGCTGGAGCAGATTGAGATTGCCGGTTACTATTTTCATGGTTTGGAGATTGATATGGTGGAAGCCTTCAAGGAAGAATATGAAGATGGGACTGTCTGGCAGCATGGCGTTGTACGTGTCATAGTAAAAGTTGAACAAAAAGAAATGTAGGAGGTAGAAAAGAATGAATGAAATTATCAAAGCAGCTAATTTCCCTATGCAGCCAAACAAAAGTCAAACGCTGGCTGGTAAAAGCCTGCTGTTGTTTTTGAACTATGGTGAAGGCGCTACTGTTGAAAATCCTAAATGGGGTTTAGTCGGCGGACAGCGTAATTCGCCGCTTTCCATGAGCGGGGACGAAATCGACGGCAGTGACAAAGCAAGCGGCGGCTGGGGTGAAAGCCTGCAAGGGACTAAAAGCTGGAGTATTGAGCAGGAAGGCGTTTATAAAGTAAATAATGAAATGCTGGATGCTTTGAAATATGCCTTCGTGAATGATATTGCAGTGCATATCATGCGCCTTGATAAATATGGTAATGCTGTAAAAGGTTTTGCGAATATCACGGAATTCAGTGACGATAATCCGCATGATGATGTTGCTACTGTTACCATGACGCTTAGCGGCATCGGAAAACCTGAATTTGTTACTAATGAGCCTGACCCACGCAACACAGCAAATGCGATCTCTGACCTTGCTGCTACATCTGAAAGTGCAGGGACAGTGAACCTGACCTTTGCTGCACCTGCTGGTGCTGCTGCTGTTGTTTTACAGCAGAGTGAAGATGGAACTGAATTTGCAGATACAGATGTAGCGATTGAAAACACTGCGACCAGCGCAGAAGTAAGCGGGGTAAAAGCCGGCAAGGCGTACTTTCGTTTAAAGGTAAATGGCGGCGACAAGAACGGTTATAGCAACATTGCTACTGTGACAGTATTTTGAACGCTGCGGAATAATAAGAAATATCAAAATAATAATTAAAGCAGGGCTTTGAAGGCCCTGCTTTTTCTATACCAAAGGAGCGATGAAAATGAGCTTGGACAGAAGTGTGACGATCAATTTAGGCGGTAAAGAAAGAAAAATCAAGTTTAATGCTTTGGGTGTAAGCCAGCTTGAAAGGATGCTGGATGACCACAATGTTTACAAAATGGTAAACGGCGGCGTTGTAGCTTTAGGCGATTTGGCAAAATGCCTGTATGTCGGCTTGGCTGCGTATGACAAAAAAGTGACTATCCAGCAGGTTTATAACTGGATGGATGAATGGCTGCTGGACAACAGTAGTGAAAGCTTGCAGACACTTGTTATCATCGCTTTGAGCAAAGCGGGTGTTTTTGGGTTTGCCAGGAAGGTGCTGGAAACTGAAAATAATACGCTGGAAATTGAAGCGCCACCTGATGAAGAAGAAGCGGGGAAGTAACGAAAAGCTTTACAGAACTGCTGGATGAACTTTTGCCGTGGTGCTATGGCGAATTGAATTTAAAGCCGTGGGAAGTAGAACGGTTGTGCCTTGCAGATATTTTTTTGATGTTGGACGGATGGCAGCGCAGATATGACCATTTGGAAGATATTGTTATCAGCTGGATCACATACCCGAATGTTTGCATAGCTTCAGGTAAAAAGAAGCGTCCGGAACTGAAAAGCTTTTTTGCACACAGGAAAAAGCGTAATTCCTCTAAGGAACAATCTGAAATAGCGCAGGATCTTTTTGAAGAATTTGGCTATGAATAGGAGGTGAAATGATGGCAGAAGTAGCACGTTTACAAGTAGTTATTGGCGCACGGATAAATGAATTTAATAAAGAAATGGGTGCGCTGCAGAAAAACGTTAAACGCACCTTTGCCAGTGATAACTTGGGCATAAGCAAAGGCGCATTGGGTGTTATTGCCGGTGTAGGTGTAGCTTTGGGTGCTTTGGGCGTCGCTTCAGTAAAAGCTGCCGGGCAGATGGAGCAGACACGGATTGCTTTTACCACACTTTTGAAAGATGGTGAGAAGGCAAAAAGCTTTTTAAGTGAACTTGAAAAATTTGCGGCCAGTACGCCATTTGAATTACCGGGCGTTTTGGATGCTTCTAAAAGACTGCTTGCTTTCGGATTCAGTGCGGAACAGGTAATTCCTATATTGACTGCTGTAGGTGACAGCGCAGCGGCATTGGGTATAGGTGAAGAAGGCATTCAACGGTTGACTTTGGCAATAGGGCAGATGCAGGCCAAAGGAAAAGTAAGTGCAGAAGAAATGCTGCAGCTTGCTGAAGCTGGCGTACCGGCATGGGAAATGCTGGCAAATAAGATTGGCACTGATATACCTACAGCCATGGATAAGGCCAGCAAAGGGCAAATATCTGCGGCAGAAGGTATTCAGGCTGTTATTAGCGGCATGAACAGTAAGTTTGGTGGGATGATGGAACAACAATCACAAACTATTAACGGTATTATGAGCAATATTCAGGATAGCGTTACTCAAAGCATGGTTGTCATTGGTGATAAAATCATTGAAGCATTTGACATCAAACCAAAGCTTAAAGGTGCGCAGGATGCATTAGGGGAATTCACTGAAAAAGTAAAAAGTATAGGACTTGCTGATGCTATCCGTGAAATACCGTCAGGTTTTGCTGGTTCAATGGCAGTGATTGCAGGTGCTGCTTTAGGTGTTGCCATACCGGCCATAGTCGCACTTGTTGGTACTATGGGAACGCTTGCCGTCGGCGCAGGGATAATTTCTGCGCCTGTGATTGCATTGGGTGCTGTCGTTGGTGGTGTGGCTTATGCTATGTTTGAAAATTGGGATTGGTTATCAGAACAATGGGATATGCTTTGTAATGCAATGAGCCTTGCTACAGGAAGAATGGGAGCATATATACAGAAAGTTTTGGGCGGTATCATTTATTATGCTGGTGTAGCTTCTTCGGCTATAACAAAGGCTGTAGGCGGGACGCCTGAGATAAGTGCTGAAATGACTGAACACGGTAAAAGTCTTTTAATGGCTTCTGATGTAAAACTTGCCGAAATGGATGCACAGCAAATGATGTTCAGTTATCGCCCGGATATAGAGCCTGTAAAGAATGATAATAAACCGGTGTTTCAAAATGCTGATGTAAACAACTTGGGTATAGGCGGCAACACTGCAGCTGGTATTGGAAAAACTGGCAGTAAAGCGGCTGGTATCGACAAAATAAGCCGTGAAATCGATAGGATCAATGAAAAACTTAATTCTGCTAAAGAGAAAACTTTGGATATGCAGCGTGATTTTAATGAATTTGCTGTTGATATTAAAATAAGTGGGCTTAGTGAATTTGAGCAAGTTTATGCAAATATAGCCAAAGAAGGCATTTTGCGTATGAATTCTGTTGATGAATGGAAAAATAAATTTGCGAATGCTACAGCTGAAGCACAGCAGTTATATGAACGTGCCATGAAAACAGGAGATGCTAATGTAATTGCTAATGCGTTGGCAATGCTTGAAGAACGTAAAGCTGCAGAAATTACAGCGGCAGAAGAAGCTAAAAATGCTAAAGCCATTATTGAAAAAGAATATACTGAAGAAATTATGTCACAGGCTACGTTGGCACAAGCCTATAAAGCTGAGCTGGACGAGGCTTCCAAGCAAGGGGATTTGGAGCGATATATTGCTTATTTGGATGAAGAAAAAGCTGCATTCCTCCAAAGTCAGGCAGAAAAACAAGAGGCAATGCAACTTTATCAAGATTGGAGAATGGAGGCGGAAGAAAGCTTTGCATCATTTTCTTTGAAAGCTATTGATACCTTGAAACAGGGATTTGCATCTTCGTTTGCTAATGCAATTACAAATAGTGATAATCTTGGAAAAAGCCTTCAAAATTTGGGTAAACAGATTTTGAATATGTTCATCCAATGGAAGGCGAACCAGTTGATGAGTCAAGGGCTTTTAAAAACAGGAATATTGGAAAATGTCGCTATGCAAGTTGCCGCTGGTAAAACTATTGCTGCTGGTACGCGTGAAGCAGCATTGTATGCAAACATGCTTTCGGGAGGAACTTTGGCACCATTGGCAGCTACATCTATAACAACAGCATTGGGAACTTTGTCTGCTCTTAGTAGTGCCGGAGCTGGTGGGTCTTTTAAAGGGACAGATTTAAGTGGTTATGATTTTGGTGAAAGTGGATTAGGTAAAAAAACATTTCCTTTTGCTGCCGGTGGCGTTGTTACTGCGCCTACTCATGCGCTGATTGGTGAAAAATCTTATCCTGAAGCGGTACTGCCTCTGCGCAGCAGCGTATTGCAAAAGATCACCAGCTTTTTGTTTGATGGCGTGGACTTTGGAGCTTCTTCAGGTGATGGTGCTAATGTTGAAATAATTAATTATGGTGATATTAATACCGGTGCTGATTACGATACCTTTATGGAGGACATTCAATATTCTTTGGCTATGGGTGTGCGGGGGTGATAAAGTGACGATCATAAGACGTGAATATTTTCCTGTACGTAAGCAGGTAAAGCCTACAGAACAGCTTATTATCAATGGAACTGCCCTGCCATATGCCTACAGCTTTGACGGTGCTGCTGATATCACTGTGCGTGCTAAAAGCGAAAAGCGCGGCTACAGTCACGGCAGCACTATTTCAGGTGATGGCTTTATTGATGGTAAGAAAATTACTTTAGGCTTTGTTATTGAAGGCAGTACACCAGCTGAACACGATGCCAAGCTTAACGATTTGTATCAGCTGATGTATCAACGTGATTATCAGCTGCAATCAGGCAGTGGGCGTGGGTACTATAATATTGCCTGCATGGCCAGCACTAAAGAAAAATGGGTGGACAGCTTCAAAGGAACTAAAGGTGAAGTTGATATAACGCTGCTTTTATCTGACCCGTTCCGCTATGACAGCGCTGAATCTGAACTGGTTACAGAATTTGCAACAGCTGCTAAAGATTCCCAAATTGTTATCAGCAATGGCGGTAGCGTTGAAACGCCGCTGACCATTGAATTAATACCGCTTACAACGATGAATGACGTAACTATCACGCATGTTGAAAGCGGGTATAGTATGCGCGTAGCGGATACGCTTTTGACTAAACCGGCAACGCTTATTGTTGATACTAAAGCCGGAACGGTACGCCGTGGAACATATAATGCTATTAACGCTTTCAGCGGCCAGTTTCTGACCGCAAGACCGGGTGAAAATACTTATTTGTTTAATGGTGCTGCCGGTACAGTAAAAATCCGCTGGCATAACAGGTGGCTGGCATGAATCTGCGTTTTGGCAATAAACTTTTTGGACGTTATATTTGGGCATCGTCTGTAAAAAAACAAAGCGGGCCAGGGCCGGGGCCTGACCCTTCGGAAGTAAAATATATACCTGATTACGTTCAGGTTATTTTTTATAACAAGGATGGTACGAAAACGGCGATTTTTTCAAGGGATACTGAAAATAATCCGTTTAATAAAATCGAGTTTGAAAATATTAAAACAGGCTGTGGCAGTGCAACGCTCAATTTCAAACAGTTTCCAAGCTTTGCAGAAATAAGATACGGACAGCGGATTGATATTTATTTGTTTGCAGATAAGCGGCCGTGGTACAGCGGGCATGTTTTAACGCGTCCTGACAGCGGCGGTACTGGAACAGACTATAAAATAACCTGTTATGGCTATTTTGATAAGCTGGAAAAGGTGCTTATTTTTGGAACTTATGAGAATCAGGAGATCGCAGATATTGTGCGTAATATTTGTCGGCAGGTTGAAGCTAAGACTGGTATTGTTTACAACGATAATAAAATATATGACGTTGACTATGACATTAAGAAAATCGTTTTTGATGGTGTGAGCGCTAAGGAAGCGCTGGAACAGCTTTCAGAGTTTGCAACAGATTTTGTTTATGGCGTTGATGAATACCGGGAATTTTTCTTCAGGCCACGTGTTGATGAGATCAATGAAGAAGCGCGCTTTTGGGTTGGTCCGCATATTGACGGATTTGAACCGACACAAAGCATTGATAAGATCGTAAATTATGCGCGCGTCAAAGGTGCGGCCATTGACGGTGAGGGTGAGAGCTGGTTGGCTACTGTAGAGGATAAAGAAAGCCAAGACTTATACGGCGTATCTGAAGAAGTTTGGACGCTGCCAACCGCTTATACTGCTGCTGATGCTGAGCGCTGGGGACAGTCTGAATTGGCAAAATACAAGAATCCTGTTCTTTCTGCTAAAGCAACAGGTGTTAAGCTGAAATATCCTAAGCCGGACGGTGTTTTTTGGGTACGGCGTTTATCTACAGATGGGCAGGCACTTATAACTGACAAGGAAGGAAAAGAACGTAAGTATCCAATAACCAAGTTAAAATATACGATCAGCGGTGAAAAGGGTATTGATTTTTCTATGGAGCTGGGCGAACCTCCGTATCCGCCTACAGCAAAGTATTTGCTGGATATTGAGCGTAATGCCCGCAATAATGAACTTTTACAGCAGGCTGCTAATACGCAGCTTGTCAAATAATATGAAAAGGATGTGATGATATGGCAGATCCAAGTAATATGCGTATAAATCCTTTTATTGGTGATGGAGGGACTACGAACTATGTAGATTTTACAGAAATGCATATAATTCCGGCTGTTAGTCCGTTTGTAGTGCGGCTAAATGAAGTCCCGCAGAAGAAAGACCCTAGCAATATGAAGGTTGTTTATGTGGATGAAACAACAGGTGCGCCGACAACAACGGTTTTGACTGAAGTTGCGGCAACACCGGGAGCGGGCGAATTCCGGCCAGACTATTCTACTAATGCCGATGGTGATGAAGATTGGAACACCGGCTTAATTGAGTTTTCCAGCGCAGATGCAGGCAAAAGCATTCAGGTAAGCTACACCGGAATGGGAACACTTGCAGGCGTGAAAAATAATCGCTTTCCGGCATGGTGGCTTGATCGTGGTGATGGCAGTGACGGCGATTTTAGACCTACTGGCAATACAACGATTAGCGGGCTAAAACAGTATAGGAGCGTGTTTATTCCTGCTGGTGTGACGATAAGTGTTAATAGATTTGTTAGAATCAAATGTCAAGGGATGTTTGTGAATAATGGCATTATTCGGGAGGTGTCAGGTGTAAATAGTGGTGGTAGTGGTGCTCCTTCTAATGGTGGTGCCGGCGGTAATGGAACGATAGGAACTAGTTCTAATGGTGGTGCCGGCGGTAATGGATACAGAGGGTATGGTGGTGGTGCCGGCGGTGCATTTTTAAGTGCATTAGATTCAGCACAAGATTTAACATATTACGGTGGAACTGGTGGCGGTGGTGGAGCTGGTAGCAGTGGTAGCGAATACGCAGGGGCTGGTGGAAATGGAGGAAGAGGTGGTGGAAGCATCCAGATTATAGCTAGCGAAACAATTATAACAGGTACTATAGCGGCAAATGGATATAACGGGTCTGCTGGTGTATCAGCAGGTGTAACGTATTCTGGTGGCGGCGGTGGCGGCGGTGGTGGTGGCGCCGTTATTATTATTTCTTGTTCTATTAAAAATTCAGGTGTTGTAACTGCTAATGGTGGTAGC